CCACTATTCCGATGTTACCGGAATGCACAGTCCGATTATAAAAGTCTTCTGGCTTCTCGCCAAAGATCACAAATGGACTTAGAAACGAAGTGTTGTCCAGCAGATCTTCTGCTTTATCCAACAATTCAGTTTTTTCTTCAGCCAGCAAACGAAAGGCTTCTGCTTCGCCCATCAGATCATTCATCTTGGCGCTCAGTGCTGCTTGAGATAAACCAGAAGACAGCATCAACAACTCAGATGCAAACGGTGCACCAGCGATCGAGCCATGCTGAATCATCTGGTAGCCGCCATACAGCACGGCAACAATGGCCAGCACCATTGCAACGTCAGCACCAAAGACTTTGACAAACAGCTTAAAGACAGTTGCAAAGATCTCACCAACAACCATCGTCACGATGATGGTGACAATCAATGCCTGGATACCTGCCGTCGTAAGAATCGTTGCCAGAGTCCAGCCACCGTCATACAGCGACATGATCGCTGCAGCGATGATCAGGATGGCTTTGAACACACCGGTCTGATACCACTTGACCTTCGTGACCACCCGGCTGTTGAAAACGAAGTGCAATGACCGAGCATACAAATGCTCACGTTCTCCCATCGGATAACGTCTTGAAATAGTCCTGTCGATCGGGATCAGGAGAATGTCGTCGTTCTCATCACCCGTGGTCGTGTACTCACCAAAGATCCAGTACACCATCCTCAGATCTGTGACCGTGATCTCTTCACACAAGCCAGGTGCAATCTGCTTCTTGTAGACATGCCGTTTGTTTGGCACCGACACCGAAGACACAAGACCAGTCTCTTGATCAACGACTTCTCTTTCTTCCGATGTCGTTACATAGGCACTGGTGCAGGTGCCGACAGAACCAATCGTCCCGGCTACCAAGCGCTTGTAGATGCCGGTGTTCTGAAGCGCCATCTTGAACTGCTTGTCCTTGATGACAATCGACCGGCTTTCAGAAGCTCTCCTGAAAACCCTTGAACCAACATTCGAAACGGCAGCAGACGTTCCACCATCCATGTCGTAATGCAGGGTGTCGAAGTAATCGAACAGGTATTGGCACTCGATCTTGTCGGTGGAGACTGCAGGCACTGCCATGACCAGCATGGCTTGCTCGACATCAGCGATGTCAGGGTTCTCGTTGATGGTCTCAGCCATCATGTCGTAGTCCATTCCGATGTACTCGACCATCTTCTTCGAGGTCTTGTAGGCATCGGTTGTCTTGTCCTGGATCACCGACTGCTTGTTGTACCGGAAGTAGGCAAACGGGAAATACGAGCCAGACACAGCAGGTTGTTCAGTGAACACTGCATCCAAGGTTGGATAGGTGCCGGTGTCGTTCTCGTAGATCCAGTATTTGGGCTGACCGTTCACTTCGTACTTTGCATGGAAGTAGTCAACCGCAGGATCGTATTCAGCAATCGAAATGGTCAGCGATTCGGTGCTGAAATTGTTGGGAGTGGTTTCCCACACATACGTCACCTTGAGCTGCACTTCGATAGCAGTCGCGCTTTTGACGATTGGGGAGAAGACCGATCGCTCACCCAAGCCATTGATGTTCAGCGTTCGTTTGGGCGTGTAGCCGGCCGTAGGTGACGTACCCCAGAGCTCAAGAGCACTCGATTCCAGCGTGTCGAATTGACTCTCTGGAACCACGACCACCATGTCTTCCAGGTAGACGGTCTTGCCCTTTTGAGCAGACAACGTAGCCAGCTCATTGGTGACGGTGTTGTAGCCGTACTGGCTGATGAGCTTCATCCAGCCGATGTGCAAGGTGTTGGGTGGCCCGAAGTTGGAGTACTTCATCAGAACTTGCTGACCCTCTGCAGCTTCGATGATGGCCTCTACCTGTGCCCTGCCCTGGGTTGCTGAGTAGATCTCGCCTGAAGGCAAACCATGGACGTAGTGGTTCTCTGCGTAGTCGTACATCCGCTCGGCACGAACACCAATGCTGGATGCCAGCTCTTCCATCACGTACTCGGTCAGCTCACCTTCTCTGAAGAACGCTTTAAGAGAACCTGTCTTGATGGCGTTTGGAAGCGCGTCGTCTTCCATGACCCGAGTCACAGACGTACCAACCTGGGTCACATATTTGCTACTGAAAAGTCCCATGTTGTGTCCTGACTCCTGATATGAAAAAGGGGAGCACTAGGCTCCCCTGTTGGCTTGGTGTTGGCTTAGACCCCTACACCTGCCAACATCTTGGCGACTGCAGAACCGACATCCACATCGCTCAACTTGTTGGTGCTGGTTGCAGATGTGTTGTCAGAGTCTGTGGTGCGTCTCACGTTCCAGGTGTCGATCATCAGCTTGGCGGCTTTCTGTTCCGCGTCTCGCTTGAAGCCATCGGTCTGGGCCTGGTAGAGCAGCTTCTGCTTACCGACCACGCTGTTGTCATCCACGCCCATGGCAGTGACCTGAGCACGCTCAGTGACTACCTTCTGGGTCAGCAACGCAGTTTCTTGAGACGACTTGACGGTGTTGCTTGTGATGAGATCGAACTCAGCACGCAGCTTGCATTCCTGAGCCACCAGCACAGTGCCTTCGATAATGGCATTGGCCTTCTGCTGGTTGATCAGCAGCGTCTGGGCTTCGACCTGGAGCTTGGTGGAGACCAGGTTCTCGGTCTGCTGAGTGACCTGTGCCTTGTTGGCGTCGATCAGCAAACCCTGCTTGGGGATGTTCAGGCTCTCGGCCAGCAGGTTGGTTGTCTGCTGGGTGATCTGAAGTTTCTGAGCATCCAACACCAAACCTTGCTTGGGGATGTTGGCTGCTTCGGCAATGAGGTTCGCCTTCTGCTGATTGATCAGCTCGGTCTGTGCAGCGATCTGAGTCAGTTCAGCGGTGGCTTTGTCGATCTGTTTCTGAGCCAACAGGATCTGCTTTTCAAGCAGCTGGGCTTCGAGATCGGTCTTCTCTTTGGTGAGTAGGAACTGCAGAGCAGTCTGCATCACTTGGGTCAATGAGCCCAGATAGACCGTGGCGTACTCTGCACCCTTGATGCGGTTCTTGTTGAACTCGGCTTCAAGGTGAGCCTTGTTGGCTCGCATCAGAACATCAAAGACACCCGTACCTTCGAGGGTGGCTGCGGTCAGGTCTGTTACTGCAATAGTGGTCATAGGTCTATCCAGGCTTGGGTGCTACTTAATCGATGGCTTTGGCCATGGCCTGGCGTTGAGCCAGATCACGCAATTCCTCTGGAGTCAGAGGAGGCATCACTTCGATTGCGAACTCACGGATCAGCTTGCCTTTGCGGCTCTTGTTGCCACGGGAATCAGTCACCGTAGTGAAGATCTGGCACTGACGCTCAGCAAGCTGTTGGTAGATGATGCGGGGCACATGCCAACCAGCATCGGCGTTGAACGGCACGTACTTGGTGACGGAACCAATGGCAGAGTTGCCAACGGTGAAGATCTCACCTTCCCACTCAGCTTTGGCCGGATTCATGCAAGTCACACGAATACGCACCAGCTCGAGGGCTTCCTTCTTCAGGCGTGCACGCTTCTGATTCACATTTTCTTCTTGGGGGCTGGCTTGGCCGGCATTGGCTTGGGGGACTTCATCGGAGGTTGCGGCATTGATTTTTTCACGGAGTTTCTCCAATCCAATCGAGGGGTGATAGGTGATGCCGAGCAGATCTGCACGGGCTTTGAGGGTGGTCAACTCGTCTTGAGTCAGGATTTCGTCGGTATCGGATGACATTGCGGTTCCTTGGTTTATGGGAAGGGGGATGACCCTTTCAGATCATCCCCACTCGTTTGCTGATTACAGCTTGGCAGCGGTCTTGATCAAGGCGATGCGCTCAGGACGCAGAGCCATGAAACCGTAGTACCACTTGATCGACATGAAGCCGGTCTCACCGTAAGGATCAGTGCGGTCGGCAGTAGCCTCGCCAGGAGCCTTGTGGGTGATCTTGAACTTCACGCTCTTGCCATCGGTTTGGAAACCGATGGTAGTGAACGACTCGTCACCAACCACGAGGATCGGGAACACATCGCACAGACCGTTGGTTTCGTAGGTGGCGTTGGTAGCGTCAGCCACACCAGCACCGGCCCACTTCATCATCTCAGGCACCACCACCAGGCGGAACTGATCGACAGAACCAACTTCACCAACCAGAGTCGTACCGCCAGCGGCGTACTTCTCAACGCTGATGAAGGCGGCGTTGTTGTGCAGATCCTTCATGGCTTTGAAGGTAGGCAGCAACTCAGAGCCGATG